ATTGCCAAACAGGACGGTTCCGGCGGGGATATTATCGTCAATGACGATTTCAAAACCGAACAGACGGCGCACACCGCCTGCGGCAGGGTCGGTGAACAGATAGCGTTCATTGCCGTCCTTGAGCGTGTACACCTGTCCGAACAGGGTGGCGGTACTCATGGCAAACTTTGCGCCGCCTGCATAGCCTGCGGGCATCTTTGCGACTGCCGCAAGCAGGTTATCTGCGGTCAGGGCGGTGGTGCTGACGGTGTTTGCGTCCGTCCAGGTAATGCCGGACAGAATGCCCGTGGGCTGTCCGTTGCCGGAACCGCTGACGATGGCTGCGCCCACGGCATCAGCAACGCTGTTTTTCAGTTCGTCGGTGATATACCGTTCAAAGGCTTTCAGTTCCATGCGCTTGACAGCGGCAGACATGGACAGCACCTTGATAAGTTCGCGCCCGGTAAAGGTCACGGCGGTGCTTACAACGCTGCCACGGTCAACAGCTGCGCCCTCAGTGTGCCAGCTTGCCGCATCGGTGGGAGTACCCACAGGCACGGACAGGTTGGACGGTACATTGAAAATACGAACCTCATTAAACAGACCGTTGGTGTCACGGGCCTGCTTGATTACCTCGTTCAGGGTCTGGGTGGGAACGACGGCGGCGCTGTTGGACAGGGTGTTAAAGCTGTCAGCGCGCTTTTCGGCACGGGCAGCGGCAAACGCTCTGCTTTCGCCCTCGGTCAGTTCCTTGCCCAACAGGTTCTTGAAAAAGGCGCTGCGGTATTCAGGGGCTGCATGGGTGTCGGGGTTGGTGGTGGCCGCATTCAGGACGGCGCTTTCGATGGGGTTAAAACTGGTGTTATTCATGGTGTTTTCTTCCTTTCCGGCTCTCGCCTGTACATTGGTTTGTGGATATGCCGCCCGGTTTACGATAGAGATTTCATAAACCGCTGCGATTTTGGTAATGGTGCATTCACGCTTCTGTTCGTCAAAGGTCTGTTCGCCAATATCAAAGGCAAAGGACATTTCGGACAGATCGCCGCGCTGAATGGCTGCGTGAACGCTCCGGCCCTGTTCGGTGTCGGGTAGCTCTGCCCGCATTTCAAGGCCATTGTCGGTGACGGTCAGGGTCATGGTCTTGGGACTTCTTGCCAGGGGAATGCCTGCGCCGTCGTGGTTGACAAGCAGGGTGATATTGTCCAGGTTCACACCGTCCAGGGCATTCCTTGCGATATATTCGGTATAGCTGCCCATATTTGCAGGGCTGTCGAATACGATTGCCGTACCCTCGACGATCAGGGGCTTGTCACCCGCCCGGACTTTATACGCCCGTGTCTGCATCTGTGTCATGGTTGTTTACCTCGCTTTCTTTAAGTTGGTATACGTCCGCTTTGTCAGCGGTCACATAATTCAGGGACTGCAAGCGGCGGTCGCCGTCCTCGACTTCCGGCAGGGCCAGCAGCTTGCGGGCCTCATTTATGGAAATTACGCCAAAGGGCAGTAATTCACGCAACAGGGATATACGGGTCGCTGCGCTTGAGAATTCCAGGCGTTCGGCGGTGAATGTGATTTCCGAACCGCATTTCCGGGAATATTCAAGGCTCATTTGGATTGCAAAGGGTTCGATCAGGCTTTCATAGAACGCCGCGAATTCATCTTCGGTGTACGCCCCGGTAACAATTTTCGGGGACAGTCCCAAATAGGCGAATATCTGGGCGTTGATTGCTTCGGTCTGCTCATGCGGCACATTGTATGCCGTCTGCGCCGTGGGGACGAATTCAAAGCGTTGGTCGGTCGCCGCAATGCCGCCCGTGTTGGACAGGCTGAAATAATCCCGGACAAACTGTTCCTTTTCTGCCTTTACCTGCGTCGGGTTCACAAGGCTTGTAAACTTGAGTACGCCCCGGATATTGGTTGCGTTTTTCACGGCGGCCCCGGTGGCTTCGGTCAGCGTGTGGGCGGTATCAATCAGCGGGTACAGCGGCGCATTGTCGCTGCCCAACAGTTCGTTGGTGGAGTAGTGGCGGCGCAGGTGGATTACATCGGCATAAGGTAACATTACCTGTTTGCCGTCTGCGAAAATCATGTTTGCGTACAGCGTACCGTCCTGCGCTCCGATAAACTCCACGCTTGCAGGGGTCAGCGGGTAGAATGCCGCCACGCCCCGGCTGCGCTGTATCAGGACAAACGCATTGTTGGTGGTGTAATAGGCCGTTGCCGTTTTGTACAGCAGATCGTATGCTGTCATATAGGGGTTGGGTGTGCTGGACAGCAGGCTTTCAATGGTGCTGTCGGTGGAATGGGCTTTCAGCTTTCCGGCATGGCGTGCAATCGCATCGACTGCCGCCCGGAATGCCGCGTTGCCGTATGCCGTGCCGCTAAAGGCTGTAAATCCGTTTTGGATTTCAAGGGTAATGCCCTGCGGTGCTGTGTCCTTTCTGCTGAACAGCTTTTGTAACAAGTTCATGGTCGTGCGCTCCTTTCTCTGGAAATTTTTATTTTTCATTCGGGGGAAAAGTTATCCCCGGCATCGTTGCCCGACGGCTCTGCACCATTGTGTCGGGTGGGGGGTATTTCGTCATTGGTGACGGCGGGTGACGGTCAATTACAAGCCTTTCTTATGTCAAAGCCCTTTTTGATTTTTTGGCTTTAGGTATTTGCCCGTCACCGTCCGTCACCCATCAGCCGGAAAGCGGCAGAACGTCAAGGGTTTCGGGGAAGAATTCCGACGCAATGCGAATGCCGTAATAGGACGCACCTTTCTTGGACTTATGCCATTTGTACCCGGCTTTCAGCATTTCGTTTTTGAATTCTGCGGCGCTGCGCTTATAGTCGCCCACTTCATCACAGTAGGCACGATAATTCAAATACATGGATTGTGCGCCCTCTGCATAGCTGCCGCCGATTTCGCAGCGGTCGTTTATGAAGTTGTGGAACCAGTCGTTTTGCTGCCGATATTCCGCAATGGCCTGTCGGACGCATTCCGGCTGTTCGATATGATACCGGGCTGCAATGAATTTCCGTGCGCCCTCGATAATCCATGCAAGGATTGCACCGCCGCAATTCTCAAACAGGTAATCGCCGTAATTGAAGATTTCGCCCTTTTCGCCACGAAACCGGGCATTGAACGGGACCACAACAAGCCGGTCCCATGTGCCTTTGTCGTTCGTTCCGACTTTCGGCAGGTGGTTTGTGTACAGAATGGTGGTATGGGACGGGATGAAATCGAATGGAGCCTTGAATTTCTTTTCTGCCCGGATAGGGTCGGTGGAACACAGCTTCTTGACAACAGCGGTGTCCAGGCGCGTGCCTTCTTCCAGTTCTGCGGCGATAACCAGACGCTTGCCGCGCAGTTCTGCATATTCTGGGGACTTGTTCCTTTTGCTGTTGGTGATAAGCACATCGGACGCAATGCTGCCCGCATAGTCGCCCATAACACGGGCCTGGGAATTGTAGAATGTGGATTTGCCGTTGCCGCCGATACCCGTTGCGATAATCAGATTTTCCACATACACCTTGCCCACGGCCTGCATTCCGGCAACGATTTGGAGATACTGCCGTAAATCCCGGTCGCCACAGGTCAGGCGGTCAAGGAATTCAAACCATATATCCATACCGTCAAGGGACGGCGCAACAGCGGTCATTTTGGTGCAATAATCCTGTGGGTCATGGGGACGCATCTTTCCTGTACGCAGATCCACGGTTCCGGCAGGGGTGTTCAGCAGGAATTCGTTTTTGTCCAGTTCCAGGACATTGATTGCGGCGGCGGGTTCTGCTTCGGTCAGGGTCGCTGCAATCCGGCTCGTTTTCCGTCTGCCCAATACATAGCCGCGGAAGCCCTCTGCCGCTCTAACATCGGCCTGCGCTTCTTCCTGCCTGTCCTCGTCGCCTGCTTCAATAGCCTTGTCCAGTTCTGCACGGGCTTTTTTCAGCCGTTTCCGGGCTTCTGCAAGCTGTCTGTCGGTCAGCTCCTGGGCTAAACCGTGGGCTTTCAGTTCGTTTTCGTCCCATTTTCTGCCGTCATAAACAAGCCATTTTGTGGCGTTGCTGTAACGAATGCCGTTGCCGTACAGCGCGGTGAATAACTGCGCCTGTCCCACATCGGTATAGTCGGCAGGTTCTACGGACTGCGCAAATTCCTGTACCGCATATTCTGCCGGGGACAGGTAATCTGTCCGACTGACTACCTTTTTGTTGTAGCCGGACACGGCGCTGTCCCAAATGCTCTGTACTTCGCTGTTGTCCAAAGCCGGGGAACATTTTGCCGCCGCCTGCATGAATGCTTCGTATGCCTTGCCGTCGTCGGGGCCGTACTTGATAATCAGGCTGAATGCAATACTTGCCAGGGTGCTGTTGCGTTCGCCCTCTGGGATGACCTCGCCGATTTTCCGTTTTGCAGGCTGTGCCGCTTTGGTGGGCTGTGCGGGCTGTATGGTCTGTTTCTTTTCCGGCTGTGGTGTTTGCTCAACGCCCTTGTATGCTTCTGCGAATGCCAACAGGTCAGCTTTACTGCATACCGCTTCTAAATCGGAAAATTCTTCGATCAAGCCCCTGTCCGTTCCGAAAAATATTCTGTCAGCGTTGATACAGTCAGGGTCTGCCTGTATCAAC